TAACCAGAAAAATTAGTAAGTGCTGTATCATTTAAAAAAATTCCAGCAGCACCACCTTCTATCTGATCAATTTCACCTTCAGAAATAAGATCCAACACTCTTGCAAATTGCGTACTTTGTAAAGTATCTGGTTGTTCAATAGGTGTTCTAGGGCCACCGCCACCTTTTTTTGCACCTCTAATAATTTTATTTTCTTCAGTCATGGTGATGCAGGGTCACTATCTAAACCAAAACTTACCACAACACTACCAGTAAATACACGACCATAACAAATTGGAACTGGTACACCCTGATCTGCAACATTAACTATTCCACTGAAGCTAAATGATTGTAACTTTGATGCTTCTGGTATAGGTTGTGGTGATGGCGATAACATTTGACTAATACCGCCAAGAATTAAAGATGTACCAATATAAGTCAAAGCTTTTGACGTTCCAGCACCAATTAATGCCAAACTTGAAGGGCCAGCAACAAAGGCCACACCAACTAAAGCCACACCTAACAAAAAACGACCTACACCCCTACCAGCACCTTTAATAACAGGCACAATTCTTAAAATATCTTTTTCTGTAAAAGGTTGGAGCATTGGTTTTAAATCTTCTGCATAAACTTTTTGTTTTCCTATTTCTACTTTATAACCATAACCATTCTGGTCATTATCAATAAACCAATTTGTTAAATCTGGAAAATTTACACATAAAGCTTTTATTGCTTGAGCAGGTGTATTAACATCAAGTTCAAAACTTGATTGACCAAGTTTCTTTTTTAATTCTCCATAGACTTTTACAATTTTCATAAAGTATTATGCCTAGCAACAAAAGCTGTATTTTTTATATAATACTCTCCTAGTATATCTCTGCTACTTAATCGACCTTGTACATGATGCAATATTTGTTGGTCACCTAAATAAACTGCTGCATGATTGGGTAAATTTGCCTCTAAATGTATTAATAAGACATCATGTTTTTGAATTTCGTTTAATGAGACTTTCCTAAAACCCTCTTTATCATAATTATCTTCATACAAACTATTGCCTTTTTCCCAAAACTTATCTTCTCTAAAATAATCTCTAATTTCTATATTAAGTTCTTGTTTAAAATAATCTCTTACAAGAGAATAACAATCCACTATACCAAAATTAAATTCTCTGCCTACTAAAGGCAATTTAAATCCACAAGGTTCGCAATATCCCCATTTTTCAATGGTTGGATTAACAATAAACCAAGGCAAATTTGATTTTTCACAAGCAACTTTATCTGCAATGCTAGGCTCTGGTTGTTCAAAAGGATGTGAATGTACAACTGCAATTATTTCTCCTTCTTCCTCTGCTTTTACATAATCATTAATTGCAAGAACAAAAGTTTGTTTGGGAACTTCAGAAACATTTTTACACCTTCTATATTTTTTTCTACCTTTTCTAACAATAATAAGACCGCATGATTCATTAGGTAGCTCATCTTTTGCGTGAAGTAATATCTCCCTTTTAAGTTCATCTGATAAATTCATTTTAAAGTTCCGACACTAGGGAATGAACCATAAGGCAAAGGATCTTGACCAAATCTAGCTTTACAAGATGTAAGCCTTTTACCGCATACATCATCAGCGGCACTTGCAACTGATTGGTCATTTATATTAAAAAAATTTGTACCTGTATAACTACATTCAGAACTCCGATAAACCCATTGACAAATATTTGACACGCATTGTCTTTTTGGTATCATTTTACCTTGTTGATCCATTGCACTTACAAGCTCAAATTGTACAACATCTCTTGTTTCTGATACTTTTCTATCTATTACAAATACTTGATCTGGAAAACGTGCATTAACATCTGCATCAGGCTCACCATCTAAATATTTTTTTAAAGTTGTTATTCGTCTAACTTCACTATTACCAAGATCATTACCACTAAATACGGCTGTTTGACTAGGGTTTGTTGTATATTGTGCAGTGTTAACTAATTTTAAAAGAGTTGTAATACCTCCATTTAAATTAGCAATACTGATTGTAGGTCTTGGGATACTGCCTTGTGTAGTAAGTTCAAAGCCTTCTGCTTTTATAGGAACTGCTGTATAAGTATTGCTATTAAAAACAACATCTCCAGTAAAACCTTCATTTAATCCGGCATGAAAATAGTATTTAGTTACTCCAACAACAGTTGCTACTGCTGACGAGAATTTAATCTCATATAACTCAATAATTTTGTCGGGTGCAAAACTGTTTAAATCTTCAAATACACTACTTATAGCAGTCCAGACAACAGTATTATCTGTGGTGGTAGAACCAACATCTGTACCAAAAGACGGCTCACTTGAACCTGTTGTCCCTGCGGTAGTGCATTTAAAAACTAAGCCAGTAGGTAACACTTGACTTGCTGATGCTACAACTGTTCCAAGACTGATTGCAGTATTAGCTGACCAAAGTGTGTAAGCCATAATTAAACTTCAAAAACCTCTTCAAAAGTACAATTAATTATAGATCTATCTTTATAGGGTATTGTTTTAGAAAATCTTTTGCATATAAATTTTTTCTGACCAGAAATACTTGCAGAAGTTACATTTCCACTTACAGCAGTGGTAGCATTTGTTTCAATAGTAAAGGTATTTTGCGTTCTTGCATTAACAATATAAGTTCCATCATTTAAACCAGATTCAAAATCTATCACTACTTTATCTCCCAAAGCTATACCATGATTTGCTGCTGTTATAACTGCGTTTTTAGAACCTGATGATCTTACAAACGTACCTGATGTTGATATTGCTTCTTGCGGTGGTGTAAAATCAAAACTCTCATTATCAAAGGCTCTACTATTTAAAAAGGATTCTATTACATTTGCATCAGCAAGACTTACATTAAATTCTAGGCTGTATGTTTTAGGATTCTGATTAATGCCAAAAGTTAACCTTTGCTGAAACCCATCACCAAAATTAACAGTTCTCACATTTGGATTTGTATTTTTTGTAAAGGTGTATGTTGGTGTGATACTTGGAAAAGTTGCCATAATTATGCTCTAGATAAAAGCCCTCCAGCCCTTTGTTGTTTTACGAGTTCTTGTTGAACTGCTAATCCTACTAGTTTACCTAGTTGATTAGATGACTCATCATCACCTTCTACTTCTGTTCCAGAGGCATCTACATTTACTACTATATTATTACTTCCACCTAACGCATTATTTGGTGTTATTGCTCCGCTAACAGCAGGAGTAAACATCTCTGGTCCTCGTTCTCCCACTAAATAACTTTTTCCTCCTTTTACAGGCCCACCATTTGCTCTAGGACCAAAAAATTTACCTATTCCTGGAAGTAAGGGAAGAAAAGTATCTACACCTCTTTGTAAAAGTGTTCTTTGAATTTGTAAAAATACGCTACTAGCTACCTGTCCAAGGGTTCTTGTACCATTTATTGCACCCTGTATTGCATCTACCAATCCTGTTCTTACAGTGGATGCAATATTTTTGTATAACATATTAGTCTCACTTAAAGTTCGGTTAAGTTTTAATTGATCTCTAAACGCTTTTTCATCATCAGCCGATAGTTCTTTATTTAAAGCTTTTTGTTGTTCTTTTAAGTCTCTTACTTTTTGTTCTACCTCTGCTTGGAAACTACCTAAACTTATAGATTCTTGAAGAAACAGGTTTTGATCTTTTATATTTTTTAAAATACTTTCTTGATTAAGCAGATTTATTTCATCTTTTTTATTAATTTTAACCTTAGTTGCTAAATTTTCTTTTCTTTTTGCACTACTTTGTTCAATAACTTTTAATTGTCTATTTAATAGGTCTAAAGTCTTTTGATCTGGATTACCTGCATTTGTTTTTATATCTTCTACAGTTTGCTGTGGAAACATCCCTCCAGTTCTGAATTTAAGAGGGCCAAGAGCTTCTGCTGTTACATTTGGCGGTTTGTTATTTATATCAGATATTCTTTTTAATATATCTTTTCTGCTGTTCTCTAATTGTATTAAAACTTTGTCGGTCTTATCTATATCTTCTGGTAATACCGCATCTGTTGCTTTTTTATTAGCACCTTTTGAAAAAACCTTGAATATTTTACTATCTGTGATTGCAGATACAAAGTCAGAAACAAATTTTGTACCCATTCTTTTAAAATTATTACCAATTTTTATTGTAAGTTCATTAAATTCTTTCATATCTTTTATCCCTTTTTCTCCTATAACCCTAGTCATTTCTTTTGTTACTTCGTTTAAAGCTGCTTCTTTTCCTCTTAAAGTCTCAATAAGTCTTAATCTTTTTGCTTCTTCTGTACCAACAAGACCTAAAGAAACAATTAGTTTATCTAAATTAAAAGATTCTTTACTTAACGCTGCACCTAAATCATTAATACCAGCTATAGCTTGTTGTATTTGGGTTAAACCAGCAGTGGCAATTAAACCTCCTGCAAAACCTCCCATTTGACCTCCTAATAATCCACCAATAGCACCACCAGCAAAACCAAATCCACCTCCTAATAATCCCTGTCCAAATAGTAATGGAAATGCACCACTTATTAATGCCCCTGATAAAACACCTGATCTTCCTCCACCCCTAGGACCTCCTGCCATCCCTTGCGTACCAGTGGTTCTTATTGTGTTTTTCTGTCTTTCTAATTTTACTTGTTGCTGGTCAACTTTTAATTGTTGCTGTTTTACTTTTAAAGTTTTTAACTCTTGCCGTGTCTCTTTTTTAGACATTGCTAGTGCATTTCTATCTGCTTTTAATGCTTGTTTATTGGCTTTTCCTCTTCCTGCTAATCTATTTAATTTATTTATTCTAGTTTCAAGTTGTTTTAGCTGACCTCTTATCTGTCTGGTGTCTAACTTAATATTTACATCGTAATTAGAACCAGCCACCAATCTAAATATAATAATATTTATAGTTTAGCGTAACTTGCGGAATTGAGCCTTCTTTTGCATATCTTCATACGCTTTTTCTTCTCTTTGATTTTTAATACTTAAATAAGCGTTCCAGCCATATATCTCCTCTAAACTCATATTTTTACGCAAATATTCAACTGTTACCCCCAAAGTTTCCGCAATTACAAACTGAAAATATAAATAATGATCTTTGTTAAGTTGTGCTTTTTACGGCATCAGGGCTAACCTCCTCGCCCAACTCCTGCATTTTAGTCATTAGTTCTAGTAAAACTGCTAATGGAATTTCTCTTCTTAAAATAACTTTGTCTCCTTCGTTAAATAGTTTTTGTCCAGATTCGTTTTCTGCTTTATTTATTATTACTTGTAAAGCAAAATCTAAACTGTTTTCATCTTGAATTTTATTAGTTGCTACTAAAGTAGCATTTATGGTGTCTCTGTCCGCAATAGTAAGAGGTGTCCAGTAAACTTTTAAGACTAGTTCTCCATTTTTGTAAATCGGATAACTGCTTTTGCTATCAACACTAAACGCTTTTTTTAGCTTGTCAATCGCTCTATCTGTTGACATATAAAATAAATTAATGTATCTATCTACTATACTACTACTTTATATGTCTTTGTTAATAAAACCACCTTTGGTATAAATATTGTACCAATTCGGTCCTTTTCTAGCAGTTAATGTAAAATCTTCACCATGCTTTTCGTATGTTACAGGCTCTCCACTAATACTAGGTCTAGTTTGCCCTGGTGCGTTAATAGCAAAACCAGCATACTTAGCTCTGTTTCCTACATAAAGAGCTTGATTTAAAGTGACATTTGGCACTCTTGGATTTTTTATCTGTCTAGCTGTAGGGTCTGGTATTAAATAATTAGGAAAATCTGGTCTGCGTTTTCTTGTTGGTTGAACGGGAGCTTTTGATACTATCCAGTTTTCGCCAAATGTCCCTGTCCACCACGGACCTTCTTCTATTAATCCCATAGTTACTTTTTTGGCCGCTGCTTTTTTACCTTTGATTATTGCTTTTTCTAAGTCTTCTGTAAGTTTTGTTATGGGTTTTGATCTAGGCATTGGCGGTAAAATCACAACTTACAACAGCTAAATAATGACTGTCTCCTTCAACAGTAACAGAAGTTGGTCCTTCTATTGCTGATACTCTAGGAGTTACCGAAAATGTGTCGGAATAATTAGATGCGTTTACAGAGGTTAATCCGTCAATAACAGATTCGGCTATTGCAGAAGCAACCGCACTTCCTTTGTTTGGTGGTGTCATAATTCCACATCTTATAGAACCAGCATAATAATCTTGTGCAGCACCATGAGTTTGAGTAGTGGCCTGACCAAAATCAAGACTTACCATTACATATTTTTTATCTTTACCAGGAGTAGTAAAAGGCATATTGTCAAATACTACTGTCACTGTATTATCGGCAGCAATTACGGCACTTTTAATTGCTGTTTCAAATGCTGCTCGTGCGTTTACTAAAGTCATTAGAAAATAACGTCAATACGGAATAAATATTCTTGACCACCCTTTACAGTTAAAATATTTGTTATCTTTGCATTTCTTGTAGATCCAGAAAATGTCAAGGTTATTTCATCTTGCAGTAAAGGTTGGCTATCTCCTATTAAATCAGGAGTTACATACAACCTTGCAATGTTTTCTTGGAATCCACTTTC